ATTTGTCAGAAGATTTTGTCACCATTCTGAACACGACCGATTCTACTTCTGGTTTATCTTCTGGTAGTATTACACTATCTTTCCCAGGTAATTATTTCGGAAATAATGTATCGAATTTCCCTAAACTGAAACTAACTGCTACTATCGAGGTTTCGAAGGCTAGACCAAAACTTAAAACTGTAGTTAGAGATCGGAGAATTATTATTAGGGCTGCTGGAGATAGAGTTATTCCTTTGAGAGGTATTAACTATGATGACGAAAGTACAGAGTCATTCAGCTATTCTGATGCATTCCGTTTGAAGTATATCTACGAGGGTTCAGCATCATCACCCCCAACTGTTGATGTAAATGGCAATCTAGTAGTTGGAACAGATATCACTAATCGTTTTACATTCGATGATGGACAGCGCGAGACTTTCTATGACGTGTCAAGAATCGTATTGAAGCCTGGTTTTGCACCTCCCACAGGACAGATTGTTGTTGCTTTCGATTACTTCGAACATTCTCAAGGTGACTTCTGTACGGTCGATTCCTACTTACACGAAGCTGGTGTTGGTGCGGATGAAATCCCATCATTTAACAGCACTGTATATGGAATTTTGAATCTTAAAAATATTGTTGACTTCAGACCTAAAGTAGATTCAAATACTATTATTACTGGATTCCAAGATACTTCATTATTATCACAGGCAGACTTTATCAGTTTCATTGGTGATGGTGGTTCTGTATCCAGCACCCCTTCTTCTAGCAGACTGTTACCTTACACTATGTCCTTTAGCGAGTCACAGTATCTAGATAGGATTGATGGTTTGTTCTTGAATAAGAAAGGGGACTTTATTGTTAAAACTGGTAACTCATCACTAAACCCAACCAAACCAGAAATCATCGAAGACGGCATTCCATTGTCTTACATGTATATTCCTGCCTTTACAAAGAGCAGTAAGGATGTAAGAACTATTCCTGTGGATAACCGCAGATATACTATGAGAGACATCGGTAAGCTAGAGAAGCGTATTGAGCGTCTTGAGTATTACACTACTTTGAGCATTCTTGAGCAGCAAGCACTCAACATGCAGGTTAAAGACACCCTCGGCATCGATAAGACGAAGAGTGGTTTCCTAGTCGATAACTTCGAAACACATAAAGTTGGTAATGTCAAATCTTTGGATTATTTGTGTGCTATTGATCCACAACAATCTGTTCTTCGTCCTTCCACAAAAGAAGATAGTTTTAATTTGGTGGAAGTAAATACCAGAGATGATCAAAGATCTATTTCTGGATATAAAAATTCAAATAATGTCATTACATTACCATACAGTGATGTAGTGTATGCATCTAACGCATTTGCTACAAGAACTATTAACCCAAACCCATTTGTTGTTCTTCAATATGTCGGAGATGCATCACTTCTTCCAAATATCGATCAGTGGTACAATACTACTGTTGCTCCTCTGGTAACTGATAATAATACAAATCTTTTCAACATCTTCTTGGCAAAAAATGATGTTAGATCAGCATTTTCAAGCATCTATAATTCTTTTGTTATAAACTGGGTTGGTGTTAATAGTTCTTTCTCCAATATTAATAGTTTTGGCGAAAGTAATAGTGCTAATGCAGATTCAACCGTTAATGCTGCAAGCATTGGTAGTTCTTCTAATGTGAGCCCACAAAATAATGAGATTGCAAAAGGAGTTGGATATAAAACTGTAAACGGAACCAATGTTGCAAATGCGTTGAGATTTTTTGCAAGATCGATTCCAGTCAAATTCGTTCTGAAGAGATTAAAGCCAAAGACACAACTCCACGTCTTCATGGATCAGAGAGATGTTAATCGTTGGGTAAACCCAGACTCTCGATTTACTGGAGTTGCTGGTAATTCATTAACCACGTTTAATACTCCTTTGAGTACAGATGAGTATGGAAATGCTAGTGGTATTATTTTGATCCCAGCAGGTCATGCTCCTAGAATGAATACAACATGGACTGGTGATATTAATACTCTACAATATGATGAGACATCCGAAGAATTATATTTGTCAACTGGTATTAAGAACATTAGATTTACTTCCAGTAAAGTAGATGCTCCTCGGGATAGCGTAGATTCTTACGCCGAGGTTAAGTATTACGCTACTGGTGTTCTTCCAGAGAATCCTGTTTCTATTATTTCTACAGCACCAGCCATCTTTAAGGCAAATGAAGGCGTTCAGTTAATTGATAGTAATACCGAAAATACTGCACGACCCAATCCTCTGGCACAAACATTCAAAGTAGATAACTTTGATGGTGGTATGTTTGCTACTGGCGTCGATTTGTTCTTTGCCAAGAAGAGTTCGACCATTCCTTTGCGTGTTTATCTGACCAATATTGAGAGCGAGAAGCCCAGCAAGTATATTGTTCCTGGTTCTCAAGTTACTCTCTATCCAGATACATTCCTGAAAGTATTCTCTTCAGGCAACATTACAATTAAAGTTGGTGAGTTTGTAACTGGTGCTAGATCTCTTGCTTCTGGTCCTATTTCAAAGGTTCTTGATAAAAATAACTTTGAAGTTGTGCCATCCAGTAATGGAGAAATTTCTATTAATAATGAGCAAGTTTATACTTTCGTCCTTTCTAATCATAATGGTTCTTCTTTCTTTGCTAATGAGGATCTTACCCTCACATCAGTAACCCAGTTTAATAATGCAAATAATGCAACTGTTGGACTTAAAATTGCCAAAGATTCTGGAAGAGTTGTATCCCTTGATGTAACCTCTTTAGGTTCTGGATATGAGGGTGCTACTATTACTATCGAGAGTCCTCAACTTCCTGGTGGCAGTAACGCTACTGGTTCCGCAAAGGTATCAAATGGTCAAGTCTACTTTGCTCAAGTGGCACTTGGTGGTAGAGGATATACCGAAGCACCTTCCGTTGTTATCAGAGGATCTGGCAACGGAGCTACTGGTGCCGTAATAGAATCTAAAATTGTTATCGACGAACCAGCAGTTAGAATGGGTATTGCTTCTGATGATGGCAATGCGGTAGATTCTACAACGCCAACTAGATTCAATTTTAATCATCCCGTATATCTACAGAATGGTGTTGAATATGCACTTAATATTGAGTGCGACGACACAGAGTATGAGATTTGGTCTTCACGTCTAGGAGAATCTGATATTTCTTCTGGTTTAATCGTGAACGCTCAACCTTTACTTGGGTCTGTATTTAAATCACAAAACACTGATACGTGGAGTGAAGATTTATTTGAGGATATCAAATTCACTTTATACAGAGCCGAATTTGATATCTCAAGATCAGCAGAACTTCAACTCAAAAATGAAGATCTTGGATATGAAAAGTTGGAGTCTGATTGTTTTGAGACATATGCATTAGCAAATAGCACTGCAACTTCTGCTTTATTCAAGAACAACAGTAACATTATTAAGGTTTATCATAGGGACCATGGATTTGAATCTGGTGGAGATTCCAGAGTATTTTTCCGTGGTGTAGATGACTTTGCTGGATACGATCAAATTGATTTGGAGTCAACTTTGTATAGAATTGCTAACTCTGGCATTGATTCTTATACCATCGTTGGACCTAGCAGAGCAGCATCTACAGGTTTTGGTGGCGGAGATACTGTGCTTGCTACATACAACAGAAAGTATGAAAAGTTATATACGCAGCTTCCATACTTACAAGTTTCTGGAACAAAGATCGAAAGTTTTGTAAAAACCACCGATATCATTCCTGTTGATTCTTCTACTACTAACTATGTTTCTTACAATGTCAATGATATGGAAACTACCTTCCTCAATCAAGAACAATATTTCCTTAATCAGAAAGTAGTATCTTCCAGAATTAATGAGGTAGTAAATGGCATTGACCAGTCGTTACTATATAAGATAAATCTATCTTCTACTGTTTCTCATCTATCACCAGTGATTGATTTGAGAACTGCTTCTGTCAAAACCATATCAAATCGTGTCGAGAACGCTTCTGGTACTGAAGATAGATTTGGCAAGAGATATCAATCTATTCAACTTTTCCCACTTTATAAATTTACTATCACTGGAAATAATGATGGGCAAGGTGGAGAAGATGTATCTGCAATAACTGGACAGAATGTTGTTGGACAAAACTCTGGCGCAGAATCAGAAGTACTTCGTGTAGTTGGAAATGAAGTTTACGTTAAGATCAAAAACTCTCTCCAATTTACAGTTGGCGAGGAACTGTATTTCAGTACACAATCTGATGCTGGTGGCGACTTTGAGAACTTTACGGTACTAGTTTCCAATCAGGGTGTATTTGAACAGGTTCCAAACTTTGTTGTTGGATCTACAGTAAATGCTATTAATCCTTCCGTGAGAAGTGAAAAGTATGAGAACAAGATTAGTGGTAAAGTAATCTCTTGGGATTCGAAGACAAAGATTCTGACAGTTGAAAATGATAAGCAACCAATTAATAATGATTTCAATAGTGTTATTACATTAGGTAGTGATTATGCTAGAGAAAGTCAAACATCTAATCAAATCGCTGACATCTTCAGAGTTGGTGATTTAATAGATTATGAAGGTTCTTCTTTCGAGACATCAAAGTTTGCAGAAATTAAATCAATGAACTTTAGTCAAGGTGTTGACTATGTTCCTGAAACAGGATCTGTAAATACTTCGGGCGTGGCCAAGTATGTTACGAAGGAGGTGTTTATTAATACCCCAGCAGAATCTCTAAATGTTTATCTAACAATGAATGTAAGAGATGTGGAAAATGTCAAAGTTTACTACAAGATCAAACCAGCATCTTCGCAACAAAACTTTGACGATATTAACTGGGAATACTTTAACACCAATGGCAACCCAGATCAAGAAAATGAGATCGCAACTGCAGAGAACAGCATCTCTGGTCAGTTTGAGAAGCAGTCTTCTTATCAAGAATTGAGATACACGGCAGAAGATCTTACCGAGTTTACATCTTTCGCGGTCAAGATTGTTATGAAAACTGATGATCCCGCATACGTGCCCAAGATCCAAGACCTACGAGCAGTAGCCTCATTCTAATATGCAAAGATACGTTAAAGTTGAAGGACAAGAAGGATTTGTAAGAGACATGACTACGGGGGCAATTGTTTCAACTGCCCCCAAATCTAAAGCAAAATCTTTTTCATCAGAGTTTAGAAATGTGGTCTCGGAAATAAATACACTGAAGGAAGAAATGTCCGAAATTAAGTCCCTCCTCAAACAGTTAATCAAATGACATTACGCAACGTACCAAAGAGTTACACGCTAGAAGAGCAGCGTCAAGAGATTAACTTGATGGCAGTAGATTTAGATAGAGCTGTCGATGGAGTTCAATCTTTTACTGGCGTAAAGACATTTGATGATTTTGTAACGTTTTCCACAGATGTAACATTTGAAGCTAACTCGTATTGGGGAGATGGGGACCAAGCATTCTTCGGTGCAGACAACGATATGATCCTGTACCACACAGGAGCTGATGGACTATTAGAGAATAGCACTGGAGATCTATACATCACATCTGGAGCAGGGACAAGAATTAATATAGATCCCGATGTTTATGTCAGTGGAGATTTGAATATTGGTGATCAGAATAATACCACTTCCCAATTGAAAATTTTCTCTGGGGGAACTGACGTAAGTCCAGAATATTTCAAAATATTTGCTGGTGGTAGTGTTGCGGTAATTCAACTAAATGATCATCCTACCCTTGGCGAGATGCAAATCAAAGCTAGACAAGGGATTGCACTTTATGGAAATACCTCTCATATTAGTGTTTGGGCAAAACCTGATGGTTCTGGATCATTATTATATCAAACTTTAGAAAAACTGGTTACCACCAACACTGGCATAACAATCACAGGGAACATAGATGATGTCACTGATATCTCCTGCAATTCTATTATCAACAATGCTAGTGGCGGTGCTACTTTCTCGATATTCAATACTGGAAATGCAGAATTTGACGGAACAG